CTACTCGGCCCACCAAACTATGAAACAAAAATTTATTGACGCTTATATGGATGTGGCAGAACGATTTGCCAAACTATCATCCGCAAAACGATTACAAGTTGGTGCTATCATTGTCAAAGATGATAGAATCATATCAATTGGTTATAATGGTATGCCTGCCGGATGGACCAATGAGTGTGAAGAAGTGGTAGAATACTTGGAAGATGGTGGTACTATCACCAAAACCAAGGATGAAGTGATTCACGCAGAGGCCAATGCTATCGCCAAACTGGCCAAAGGTAGTGAATCTGGAGATGGTTCCACGATGTTCCTGACCCATGCACCTTGTATTCATTGTGCAAAGCAAGTCTATACCGCTGGTATTAAAAAGGTATTTTATCGAAACTCATATAGAGATACCATCGGCATAGATTTCTTAAATAAATGTGGTGTTGAAGTAAGTCATATTTCACCTGGTGAAAACTAGAGAGCACCTAAATATTTGAGAAGTGTTAGTTGGTTTTCACAGGAGAAACCTCAGATGCAACTCAGTATAGTCGGATGTCCCGATAAGAAGCGCTTTAGACCTTTTGTTAAGCGAGCTGCTCTTTTTTATGCTGAACAACTAATGACACCGAAAATGTTGGAAAATGTCTATGTTCGGATTAAGTTTGATCCTAAAATAGACGCTTTAGGTTATGCAGAAGTAATTAATTATAATGAAAGTAATAAACCTAGAGAATTTCAGATTGAATTAAATCCAACAGCCGGTTCACATGACATATTAGAAACATTGGCACATGAAATGGTTCATGTTAAACAATATGCTTACAGTGAAATGAATGAGTATGGCACTCGTTGGCGTGGCCAAAGAATCAATACCGAAAATTTAGATTACTATGATGAACCATGGGAAATAGAAGCCTACGGTGTATCAACCGGTTTGTTTAGTAAGTTTGTGATTAAAGAGAAATTGTGGGAAGTGTTTACCGATATCCGTAATCCGGATGCACCACTTGTGCCAGAGCCAATAGCATGGCGAAATATACCACAAATAAGTATTGACAATCAACCTATATAATGTTACAATTATTTCATGCGGTCGGGGTATAGAACCAGAGTAGGTGTCCAATCTACTCACTTAGTGCGAATCTAAGCCACCGCTCCACTTTTCAAGGACTATATTATGGCAACAAAGTTACAAAGAAAAAAACCTGGTTATACAAAATCTGGTGAAGTCAAATTAGTTAGTCTTAGTGTTAAACAATTAACAAAGTTATTAGAAGAAACAAGTAAACCAAAAAAGAAAGCAAAGATTCAAAACGTATTACAAGCAAAAACAGCATAAATAAAAATATGAAATTTAATCTTACAAATCTCCCTACATTAAATCTACCAGTATGGCAGAGAGGGTTCCTTTTGTAAAATTTTTGTAATCTAAGTTTTATAAAAAGAACCCTAGTCTAAACAACTAGGGTTTTTTGTTTTATGCCCCGATGGTGGAATAGGTAGACACACCGGTCTTAGAAACCGGAGCCCACAAGGCGTAGGAGTTCAACTCTCTTTCGGGGCACCAAGTTCTCGCTGGTGTTAACGGTAGCACACTGGTCTCCAAAACCATAGGTTGCGGTTCGAATCCGTAGCGAGATGCCAAATTCGGAGTGTAGCGCAGGCTGGTAGCGCATCTGCTTTGGGAGCAGAGGGTCGCAGGTTCGAATCCTGCCACTCCGACCATTGACAAAGTGTTATAAGTAGTATACAATGTTTAGAAATGCCCTTATAGCTCAGCTGGTAGAGCAACTGATTTGTAATCAGTAGGTCCCGTGTTCGAATCATGGTGGGGGCACCAGATGTCTTGTAGCTCAGCCGGTAGAGCAAATGACTGTTAATCATTGGGTCGCTGGTTCGAGCCCAGCCAAGACAGCCACTAATTGAAAGGTAAACTATGCAACCAACTAGAGATAATATTATTGTAGAACGGATTATTAGAGAGAGTGCTACGGCATCTGGTATCATATTAAAATCATCTGATGAACCAGATAGAGCCAAAGTTATCTCTATTGGTAATAAAGTAGATGAAGTAAGTGTTAATGATACTGTATTAATTAATTGGAACAAGGCGACAAAGATTGAAAAAGAAACTTATGTTGTGCCTGTTACGGAAGTAGTCTGGATTTACTAAAAAGGTTGGACAGTCGGAGCCTCCGAAATTTTTTCCGGCGATTTCAAAATACGAAAAAGTGATTTTAGTTTTTCAAATAAATATCTACAGCGGGGTAGCTCAGAGGTAGAGCATTGGACTCATAATCCAGGGGCCGTAGGTTCGATTCCTTCCCCCGCAACCAACAAGGAGATATTATGACATCTGATTTAGAACAGTATCGTAAAATGGCCATGGAATTGTGGTTCAGTAATGGTGGTTCATGCACTGGTGCTCAACCAGAACCAAAAGATATTGATGATGCGATTGCTGAGGATGAAGAATTTAGGCGTATAGAAAAACAACAACAAAAATAATTATTTGATTGTTGATAGTTTAAGTTTTTCTAATACTTTAATATAAAACCAACCTATATCTAATTCAAACCATTTCCTACTAAGCTTGGCAGAACCAGCATCACCATGGTGATTATTATGAAGCTCTTCGCCACCAATAATAATACCCAAAGGGAAAATATTTCTAGATGATTCTCTCGTTTCATAGTTTCTATACCCCCAATAGTGACCGATTCCATTAACAACACCAGCGGCCCAAAAAGGAATCCATAACATTTGAATTCCCCAAACTAAAAATCCCCACCACGAAAAACAAAGTAAATCTATTAGTAATAACAAAGTAATTCCCAAACGAGAATGTTTACTGTAAACATTTCTTTCCATCCAATCGTCTGGTGTTCCTTTACCAAATGCATTGACCATCAAAGAATCTTTACTAGCTGTATTGTATAATATTGCACCACCAAATAAAACTTTCCAAATACCAAATAGTTGAGGTGAGTGTGGATCACCTTTTTGGTCTGTCATACCATGGTGTTTACGATGAATAGCCACCCATTCTTTTGTAACCATACCTGTAGTTAACCATAACCAAAATCTAAAGAAGTGATTGACTAACGGATGAAATGTTACAGCTAGATGGGTTTGACTACGATGAAGATATAGAGTTACGGCGATAATAGTGAGATGAGTTGTCACTAGGACATAAATTAGTTCGTTCATGTGTGTGTTTTATAAATGTGTGTGGAAAAAACCAATAGTTGAGTATAAGATATACCCAAAAATCTATTGGGTGTATTGGTACCATTACTTATTTAGGTTTTTCCAAGTATGCCGACAACAAGTTTTTAGGTAAGTATTTTTACCATTACTATTCATAGTCTTAGCGGCATAAATCTGTGCAGGCCTCTCACAACCTTTTACTTGACAAATAGGAGGTATTTCAAGGCCTGCTATCATATTATTTGGCTAATGGATTGTCCATTGCCTTTTGAATTTTACTATCAATCTCTTTACGCAAAATACGGATGTCTTGGTCAATTTCACGAGATAATTGTTTGTTATCACGCTCAACTTGTTCAACAATTTTTTCCAATTTACGAATATCATTCTTGATATCATTCTTAATATCACGAGTATAATCGTTAGTCTTGGCAGATGTTTCTTCTACCACAATTAAACGCTTGTCGAACTCAGATAAATCTGGTGCAACATATTTTTCAATTTTAGTTTTCATATCTTGGTATGATTTGTATACCTCAAAAGCACCATACAAAGCACCAAGTGTAGATGATACGATTGTTGCAAGTACCATCAATTTTGCTGGAGTAAATTCGTAACCGCCAATACTGATAACAGTATCTTTACTCATATATTTTTTAGCAGCGGCTTCTAGCTCGTCTACTTTTTTATTAACGTCTTTTATTTGTTCTGCCATTTTATTTTCCTAATTCGTATTGTGATTGAACCATTTGATTATGTAATTGGTCAGTCGCACCAAATAACCTACGACCAGCTCTTGCGTTATCTACATTTTTTTGTCCACCATAAATGGTAAACGGTTTATAAAATGATGCATCTTTCAAAATTACATTATTATAAGCATCAAAAGAAGGACTAAATCCCATTGCTGCAATTACCAAACCTTGTGTGGCTACTTGTCCGTCCATCGATTTAGCTTCACCACTTTCTTTGACCGCTTCCATACCTTTTGCAACTGCTTGTCGTTTTGCAGCTTCAACTCTTGCCTGTTGTAATGTTTGTCTTGGACTTTGTGTTGTTGATGAACTACTGGAACTTGATGAACCAGAACTCGTAGAAGTGGATGCTGTTGAACTGCTAGAACTAGAAGATGAAGAAGAACTAGAACTAGAAGATTCTGATGAAGAACTGGAACTAGATTGTGTTGCAGCTGCTTCCACTAATGTGGTTGTTGTTTGTTGTGATGCACTTGTATTTGTTAATTGAACAGGTGCAGCTGGTGCTGTTGGTGCTGTAGATGTAGATGTTGATGTAACCACACGATTCACCACAGGATCGGCAACAACAGCTGGTGTTGTGCTTACTGTGCCAGAAGATGATACTGCAACCGCTTCTGTTGGTGTTGTGTTGTTTGTTGGTGAATTTGCCACAGGCGCAACGTAACCAGAACAAGTGGGACTAGATTGTGGATTGGCTGTGCAAGCTTGTTCAGCTAAGTATGCTCGATATGCGGTCTCGTAACCAGGACATTGTGGACTATACAATGCACTTAATGAACATTGTTGGTTGAAATAAGCTTGTTGGTAACCAGGACATCCAGAATTATAAAGTGGATTTGCCGTGCATTGTTGATTGAAATAAGCTTGCTGATAACCAGGACAGTTTACATTATACAATGGATTTGCGGTACATTGCTGAGTGAAATAGGCTTCTTGATAACCAGGACAGGCCGAATTATATAAAGAATTCAAACTACATTGTTGATTAAAATACGCTTGTTGGTAACCAGGACATGATGGGTCATACAATGCATTAATGGTACATTGTTGGGACATATAAGCAGCTGCATAACCAGGACATGATGGTGAATAT